GATAAGTTTTATTAATCGTTACACGTTGGTGTGTCGATATAAATATAAATACGGCCATATCGATATCATTCAATTTAACGTTGTAAATATCTGATAGCTCGTTTTGAAAGTCTTTGGTCTTGCTTAGAATCGGCCAAATATGTCTTGCGTGTTTTTTTTCCATTTTTACTACTCCATGATTGATCGTAACTACTTCGTACTACTTCGTTACGAATAAGTAAACACTTCGTTTACCCTTGTAATAACGCTGATTCAACGTTATATGTTTCACATTGTACTCGTTAATTATTAGTGTGTCAATAGTATATACCCAAATAAATTAAATTAATTCTAATTGATCTCAATTAACGTAAAACTCACCTTAAATCTTTTTTCTTTTTCTTTTTTTTATTATTATTATTATTAGTGAGTAGTTTTTTCGTTGATAACTTCAATTTATTCAGTTAAATCAATGACTTAACTTGTGAATAACCTTGTTAATAAACTTTGTATAGAATTGTGGATATGTTGATAACTTCTGTCTTTTAATAAAGTTATTAACAATTTAACAGTATATGTTGATAACGTGATACTCGACTATGTTGATAACTAACGTGATACTCGCCTTAACGCTTACCCTGCTTAACGTGAAGCTCGCCTAAAATGTTAATAAGTCTGTTGATAACTAGGTTTTTATAAGATTTTTTATTATCAGATTATTTTTTTTAAATAAGTGTATAAAAGCTATTTACTTTGTTTATAATTTGATCACCGGTTAATTCTGACCGGCTTAAAGCATGGAGTTTTAATTATGAGAAAAATATCAATAGATAGTGCAAGAGCTTTTTTAAACAAAAAGCCTTTTAATAAACAAAATATGTCCGTTAATGATGGTGTAATGAGATTGTACGGCAATGCTATTGCATGGTCTGAAAATGATAAGTTAATCCTTTCGGACTGCGGGTGGCAAACAGTGACAACCAAAGATAGATTAAATGCGGTTTTAACATTGTTAAATAAAGGCCATATTTTTCAAAAAGATTTTGAATGGTTTTACAAGCCTATGAATGGCAAAACAATCCCTTTCAATAGTCATATCGAGGTGCAATTATGAGATATATAGTTGACGATCAATACCTAGACGAGCAATATAAATTTGATAGTTATGACTCGGCAATAGAATATTGCTACGAACAAGAGATCATTTACTACTCTAAAGCTATGAATTATCTAATCGAGAATGATCCGAGCTTAAGAGATTCTTTAGGTATTGCAGAAGAATACGGCTCAAGCTTAGAAAGTTTATCAAGCGAGACATTAGCATCGATACATTATCAAGATGCATTAATCAATTCAATTAAAGAGGTATAAAAAATGAATATTAAAGAGTTTGCAACTTTAGCAAATAAACAAAGATTAGCAAATAAAGATACATGGGTATATCTTAATGAGATCGTTAACGGCAAAGAGATTGAATACAAAGCTGTTGGTAATTGGATTCAATTTATTAAAGCCGGCAATTTTAAAGATTCATCTAATATGGATATGAATGTATCAGAGTTTAAAGAGTATATAACAGATACATTGGAATATATTCACGTTGATAAATATAATCAAGTTTAAAGGGGATTAATAATGTTAATAACAAATACAGAATTGGCAAGATTTTTAATTTTAAAGTCTGCATTAAAGCTAGAACTTAAGGGATTAAAGTGCGCAGGCAAAAGCGCTTATACAAAGATAAAGAGTGAATACAATTTAAAGGGATCAAGGCAGAATGTTTTGGATCAGATGGAGGCCATGCAATGACAAAAAAAGAAAGGTTTTTTATGCGGTTCGGTGGTGCTTTGATTGTGCTAGGCTTTGTAGTGATGTTTAGCTATGCATTGACAGAATTTATCTTACTAGGTTTATAAAATGCTTGATAATTTATTGAGTATATTGTTGGCCTTTGATCTAATTGCTAAAGCAATGCTAAATGATCTGATTGATTAATTAATAAAGGGGGATTAATAAAGCCGGTTAATAGCCGGTTTTTTTTCGTTTGTTAATAAGTGTATAAAGCTGTGGATATCTTTTCGGCGGCAACAGCTTAAATTATTGATTTAACTATGTTTTTTTAATTGTTAATGCTGTTGATAAGTTTAGGTTTAATTATTCCTAAATGGTATTAAATTATTTAACGTTAATTATCTTTAGAATTAGAAAGGCAAATGTTTGTTTGTTTGATTGTAAATGCCGTTTGGTTGTTAATCCCTTAATTATTTATTTTCTCTTTAATTTGCCTATGTATTGCAACGATTAGCGACATGTAGTGATAAATAGCTATACAAAAAGGCCTTAATTTTTACCGATCCATTGATCGATAGGGGGAGGCTCAATCGGCTGACTGCGTTAATGGTTGCTCTACCCAAATCACAAGAAACGTAATTTCAAAAAAAAAGAAAGACCATTATAGTTACTGTACTAGGGCCTATCTGGATTAACCAAATCAGTTCAATTAATTGTACTAGGTAGAGTTATGTGTAATGCCAATGAACATTGCTATGTAGTAACAAGATTGGTTAAGGAAGATTTTAGCTGATGAATTAAATATTGTCAAGTGATAATATATGGATACTTTACTATTGTTTATTTAATGAAAGGTATATAATAATGGTACTTTAACCCTATTAGAAGGATAATTAAATGACAGAGAAAAAGAGAAGAGGTAACCCTGCGCTTGTTAAAGGAGTTGTGCTTAATCCCACTGGTCGTACTGTTGGAGTTAAGAATAAGTACACTTTGTTAGCTAGAGAGATGATGACAGAGCGTGGGCCTGATATTGTTCAAAAGGTAGTTGATATGGCAATGGATGGTGATGTTCATTGTTTAAAGATGTGTATTGATCGTATCTTACCTGTTCATAAGGCAGTTGATCCTAATCGTGCTAAATCAGATTCTAATGTTGTTATTAATATTGGTGCATCTAATTCTATTAAAGAAAAGATTGTTGAAACTGATCCTGCTAAATTAGTTGATCCTAAAACTAAGTCTGAAGATGATGTTATTATTGAAGTTGGTGAGGTTGTTAAATGAGTCAGCTAAAAGAGCTACCTGAAGATTACTGGGCTAGACAAGCTAGACAAAACAAATTACTTGAAAAACTTAGAAAGATAAAAGAAGAAGAGTTATTAAAATCTGCGGAGAAGAAGGATGCCTGAATTAAACGTTGATTTACATCCTGCTCAATTAGAGATATTCAATTCAACAGCCAGATTTAAAGCTGTAGCTGCTGGACGTAGATTCGGTAAGTCACGATTAGCTGCTTGGATATTGTTAATTAAAGCTCTTCAATCTGATTCAAAGGACGTATTCTATATCGGACCAACGTTCCAACAAGCAAAAGACATTATGTGGGCGATGCTCAAAGAGCTGGGTGATGAATTAATTTCTGCTGCTCATGAGAATACTGCTGTATTAACTCTTATAAACGGGCGGAAGATCTATTTGAAAGGATCTGATAGACCTGATACATTGCGTGGTGTTGGTTTGGCTTATGTTGTACTAGATGAGTACGCTTCTATGAAACCTAACGTGTGGGAACAGATTATTCGACCTACTCTTGCCGATGTACGAGGTGGTGCTATGTTTATTGGTACTCCTGCTGGTAAGAATCACTTTTACGATATTTATACTGATGCATTAGAGCTAGATGACTGGGAAGCGTTTCAATTCAACTCTACTGACAATCCGTTTATTCCTGAAGACGAAATTGAAGCTGCAAGAACATCAATGTCTTCTATGTCGTTCAGACAAGAGTTTGAAGCATCTTTTGAGACCTTTACAGGTGGTGTTTTTAAAGAAGAATGGTTTAAGAAGGCTCCAGAACCTGAAGAAGGCTCTTATGTTATTGCTATTGACCCTGCTGGATTTGAATCTATTGAAAAAGAACGTAATTTAAAGCGAAGTCGATTAGATGAGACAGCTATTGCTATTGTTAAAATTGATAGAGACAAGTGGTGGGTTAAAGACATACTACATGGTCGTTGGAATATTAAAGAAACAGCTAAAAAGATACTTACATCTGCTGTTAAAGTTGAATCTTCGACTGTTGGTATTGAAACTGGATCACTTCGTAATGCTATCATGCCTTATTTGGAAGATGAGATGCGTACTCAAGGACAATATGTATCAATTATTGAAATGAGACATGGCGGCAAGAAAAAATCCGAGAGAATTGTTTGGGCTTTGCAAGGAAGAATGGAACACGGCCAAATATCATTTAATGAAGATGTAGATTGGAAGTCTTTTGTCTCTCAAATGGTTGATTTTCCAAATAGATTGTCACATGATGATATGTTAGATGCTCTTGCATATATTGATCAAGTATCTGTAGCTGATTTCGCCCACACGATTGAATTAGAAGAAGAATGGGAGCCAGAAGATGAGGTTGCTGGATATTAAACCTGCGTAAGTCATTGATTTTTAAATAAAAATAAAAATAATTGCTTTTTGTATTGTGTTTATGATATATTACGCTTAAATTACTAGAGAAATCAAGCACTTATGTTCGATAACAAAGAAACTCAGTACCAAGCTCTAGCTTCTTGGCTAACATATAGGTTAGAAGGTTGGAGAACTCACCGTGATATGAATTATGTCGCTAAGTGGGATGAGTATTATCGACTTTGGCGTGGAATTTGGCTTCAATCTGATCGTATGCGATCTTCAGAGAAGTCTCGAATCATTTCTCCTGCACTACAACAAGCCGTTGAAGCATCAGTAGCTGAATTAGAAGAAGCCACCTTTGGTAGAGGTAAGTGGTTTGACATACAAGACGATTTCTTAGATCAAGATAAGTCTGATGCTGAATATGTACGTAACTTATTACAAGAAGACCTTGAAAAAACTGGTGTTAAAGACGCTATTTGCGAGGTTTTTCTTAATGCCGCTATTTATGGTACTGGTGTTGGTAAGATTGTAGTTGAACAAACAGTCGAAAGAGTGCCACAAGAAGTTCCTGTTGAAGGTACTATGGCTTCTACTAGATCTTTAGTTGAAATTCCATCTATTGATGTGAAGGTTGAAGCTATTTCTCCAAAGGAGTTCTTAATTGACCCATCTGCAAACTCTATTAAAGATGCGCTGGGTGTTGCGCATGAAGTCATTAAGCCAAGATATCATATTGTGGATGGTATTAAGTCTGGTATCTATCGTGATGTTCCCCTTGATGGTGATTATGACACTGTACGCTTTGGTTTCGACCCTGAAACTAAGCTGGCTGATGAATCTGATTCGGTTAAGATAACTGAATACTGGGGATTAGTACCTAAACGCTTTTTAAAGAAGAGTAAAGATCAAGATGACTTTGAATATACTAAAAAAGATGAGTTAGTTGAAGCGGTAGTTACTATCGTTAATGATACTTACATTCTTAGAGCTGAAGAAAACGCCTTTATGATGAAGGATAGACCTTTTATTAGCTATCAACACGACATTGTTCCTAATAAATTCTGGGGTAGAGGTGTTTGTGAAAAAGGTTACAACCCTCAAAAAGCATTAGACACTGAAATGAGAGCAAGAATTGACTCTCTTGCCCTAACAACTACACCTATGATGGCAGCTGATGCTACTAGATTGCCTCGTGGAGTCAAGTTTGAGGTTAGACCTGGTAAAACTGTACTAACAAATGGTGATCCACGACAAGCATTAATGCCTCTGACGCTAGGCACCACAGATCAAAACACATATAACCAGGTTGCCTCACTTCAAAACATGATACAGATGGGTACTGGCTCTTCTGATGCCGGTTCAGCTGAAAGAGCTACTTCTGCTGGTATGTCAATGACACAATCTGCTTCTATTAAAAGACAGAAACGTACATTAATGAATTTCCAGAATACTTTCTTGATCCCAATGATTAATAAATCAATGTGGCGTAAGATTCAGTTTGATGTTGATCGTTATCCTGTAGCTGACTACAAGTTTGTGCCTTACTCTACTATGGGCATCATGGCTAAAGAGTTAGAAATGCAGCAAATGGTTCAAATGTTGCAAGCAATCCCTAAAGATTCACCTGCTTTCAATATAATTATGGTGTCAATGATGCAAAACTCTTCTATTCACAACCGTGATCAGATTGTTCAGCAACTTATGCAAGGTAATCAACCTAATCCTGAGCAACAACAGATGCAACAGATGGGTATGCAATTACAAATGCAAAAAGCACAGGCCGATATTCAGAAGACTATGGCTGAAGCAGAAGAAGAAAAGGCTAAAGCAATTAAATGGCAAGCTGAAGCGGCTAATTTACAGCCAAATGATATTAGCATTCAAGAAAAAGTTCTTAAATTACAAAAAGATGCTATTAATTTAGAGAAGACCAAGGCTGATATTCAGAATAAAAACTCTGAAACAGCTAGAAACTTCCCTGAAGTAGATCATTTACGTTCTGAGACAGCCCTTAATATGGCCAATGCTAGAAAGATTGCACAAGAAACAGAAATTAATAGATTTGTTCAATGAAAACAGACGAGCAATTCTTAAAAGATAGATTAGAATTATTTGAGTCAGAAGGTTGGCTAGACCTAATGGCTGAATTAGAAAACATCGAAAGTAATACTCGAGACATCGAGACTATTGACGATGAAAAGACTCTTTGGGATGCCAAAGGTCAGTTAAAGGTACTAGGTTATTTGCTTAGCTTAGAATCTGCAACGCAAATAGCCGTGGAACAATCGGAAACGACTCCACATTAAGATAACTTCATAACCCTACGGGGCGGAGACGATAGTATGAGTATAGTAGTAGATGTAGCACCTGAAGGTGTAGCAGAACAGGTAACAGAAACTCCAGTGGTAGAGGAGACAGTTCAGCAGGAAGAGATTCAAGCAGAGCCATCTTACACACCACCAGAGAAGTATGCTGGAAAGACATTAGAAGAAGTGATTGCGATGCACCAAAATGCCGAAAAGGTACTAGGTAAGCAAGGTCAGGAAGTTGGTCAACAAAGACAACTGATTCAACAACTGATGGAGCAAACACAAGCTAATCAAGCTACTGAAATAACGGAAGAGCCTGTGAATTTTGAGGATACTTTCTATGATGATCCTGCTAAAGCAGTAAATTCAGCAATAGAAAACCACCCAGAGATTCGCAAAGCTAAGGAAGCCAACGTGATTAACGCTCAAAAGGCGAATGTATCACAACTAGAAGCAACACATCCTGATTTTATGGATATTGTTGGTAATAGTGACTTCCAGAAGTGGGTAGGAGAGAGTCCAATTAGGACTGAGCTATTCCGTAGAGCCGATGCTAATTATGACTTTAGTTCAGCGAATGAGTTACTAGGTACTTGGAAACAAATATCTATGATAGGTAAGACTCAGGAAGTGAATAAAGCAGAAGAAGTGAAACGAAAGAAGGCTTTACGACAAACTAGTTCAGAAACTCGCTCTTCAGGAGATTCAGTTGGTGGTAAAAAGATGTACCGTAGGTCTGATTTAATCAACCTACAAATGACAGACCCTAACAAATACGCAAGTTTGGCTGATGAGATTCAGGCAGCTTACGCAGAAGGAAGGGTTAAATAATAAAACTCAATAAGGAGAAATACAATGGGCTTAGGCACAAATCAAGTAACAACTGCTGTAGCTAATAATTTCATTCCTGAACTATGGTCAGATGAAGTTATTGGTTCTTATAAATCTAATTTGGTACTAGCTAATCTAGTAACGAAGATGTCTCACAAAGGTAAGAAAGGTGATACTATTCACATTCCTGCACCTTCTCGTGGCACAGCTTCTGCTAAGACAGCTAACAACCAAGTAACATTAAGTGCTGCTACTAACTCAGTAGTAAACATTTCAATCAACAAACACTATGAATACTCAAAGCTTATCGAAGATATCGCTGAGGTTCAAGCTCTTGCTTCAATGCGTAAGTTCTACACTGACGATGCTGGTTATGCTCTAGCTACTCAAGTAGATGATGACTTATTTGCTTTGATGGAAGGTCTTCAAGGTGGTACAGTTGGTGGTACAGGTGCTGCTGCATGGGAAACTGCTGTAATTGGTGGTTCAGGTACAACTGCGTACACTGGTGCTTCATCAAATGCTTCTGACATTACAGACGAAGGTATCCGTAAGATGATTCTTACTTTAGATAACGCTGATGTTCCTATGGACAATCGTGCTTTAATCTTACCTCCAGTAGCTGCTAATGACTTACTAGCTATCAACCGTTTCACTGAGCAACAGTTCATTGGTACAGGTGATGCTATTAAGACTGGTAAGATTGGTCAAATCTACGGTGTAGATGTATTTGTTTCATCTAACTGTCCTACAGTAGGTACTGATAGAGTTGGTGGTTTAATCCACAGAGATGCTCTAGTATTTGCAGAGCAAGTTGGTGTACGTACACAGACTCAGTACAAGCAAGAATACTTAGGTGACTTGTTTACTGCTGATACTATCTACGGTACTGGTGAGTTACGTAACGATGCTGGTGTAGCGTTCGTAGTTCCAGGTGCTTAATAGTTAGTTAAGTGTAGCCCCTGTCTAGTTGAGGGGGTTATCATTAATTAATTATGTTTTAGATATGCCTTTATATAACTACAAATGTAAGAATAACCACGATTATGAGACTATAGTTTCTTATAATGACCGTGAAGAACCGCAAGTCTGTCCTGACTGTGGAGAACCTTCAAACTTTACACAAACATTTTGCACTAACTTCCAGTATGGTCAGAAGTATGAGAGCTTTGGAGCTGACAGACACCGCTGGAACTTACGTGAGAATAAACGATTAGGAACAAGAGGTAAGTCTTATGCTTGATATATTAGAAGATAGTACAGGAAACTTAGAGCTTGAGAGATTCAAGTGTAAGTTACGTGATATATGGATGCGTATCTTATCTGAAACTTATACAGAAGAAGATGGTTCTAGGGAAGAGTTTATGGAAGCTAATGCTTTAAGGTTTGCTGATGAACCTCAAGCAGAAACAGAAATTGATAACTTGATGGAGATGTTAGAAGACCTAATGAACCCACAAGAAGAATTAGATTCAGTTAAGAGTGATGCTAAAGCTCCTACCTATAACGGTAAACAGTTATCATCTAATAATGAGAAAGGTAAGATTGAAGCTACTAAGTATGAGGTAAAGCATACAGCTACTAAGACTCCTGGAGATTCACAATCTGTAGCAAAATCAAGCACTTATGAAGCTCATGGTGGTAAGATAGCACCTAGAAAAGATGCTAGAGTTATTAGAAGTTTCTCTCCTATGGCAGAGATGATGAAAGATGAACTTACAGCTCTTAAAGCGAGACAAGCAATAGGGCGTAGAGA